TCAGCAGACCAGTCTCCTTATGTAATCCATAATCAACAAAAAGTCGGTCAGTCTCCCGTAACTCCGTTTCATAACGGGCCCAAAATGGGTCCTTTACAATTCCATCAATCAATGCTGTATATGTATACCAGTTTGAATATAGTAGCGGTGCTGCTTTACTTAATCCTTTTTTGGCTGCAACTCGCATAGTTATCCGTTGTAACATCCCTAATCTTCAATAAATGCGGGTCCGTTTAACTGGAGTTCATTTGACATTAGAGGCTCCGAATGGGTATCAAGTGGTCCAGCAGAGTTCCAATGTCTGATTTTGTACCCGCACTTCTTAAAATAATCATGGCGTTTTCTGAACTGCGAAACGAAACAATCATGCGGTTCATCCAAGATATCAATAATTAGCGGATTGAATGCTCGTTCATCCTTCTTCTGCCGAAGAATACGACCAACAGACTGCTCTACATTGCTCTTTGGTGTTGACAACACAATTGTGTTGAGGGTCGGTATATTCATCCCCTCCGCTGCCATACTATAAGTTCCTAGCAGAATCTGTGCCTCTTCCGATTTTTCTAAAGCATCCTGCTTCATGCCGCCCACATAGAACGCTACATCGGGCGCTCCTGCTGCTTTAAGTAGTCGTTCCCACATCAAGAGATGGTCACGGCGGTCTGAAAGAATTAAGGTTTTCCGCTTCTCATCATACGCTTTCTTTACTGCTGGTATTAGATATCTCGTGCGGAGTTCATATTCTGTAATTGTATTCAAGAGCCGTGCTCTAATAGGATTCCCCCGATAGTCAAAGTCTGTCTTTGTATAGGCCTCGTCAGTAGAAGTGAAATTATAAACGCGTACTTCTACTTCAGTATCTTCTTCTCTTGCTCGTATCCGAGTAGTCATGTCGCCAATATACCATCCAAATACTTTGCTCAAACCATCTGTTCTGTCGGGTGTAGCTGAAAGTCCCAGCATATACTTAGTCTGAATCTTCATTAACGCCTTACTGAAATGCGCGGCTCCTAAATGATGACATTCATCAAAGATTGCAAAACCGAAATCCGCAAAGAAACCCTCCGGATATTCATGCTTAGCAACTGTTTGAAGCATTGCAATTGTAATATCAAAATCATCACCCACTTCGGCATCATCTGCTTGAAGCCGGCCAATTCTAGCAGTTGGATATACACGATTAATTTCACCTATCCATTGCCCCACTAAGAATTCTTTATGAACAACAATAATTGTTTTTTGTTTAATTTTTCCCATAATTGCCAAAGACATGAATGTCTTGCCCCAGCCGCAGGGAACACAGATAATACCATTTTTGCCTTTTTTAATGAAATTATCAGTGATTTCAACCTGCGGCGGTCTTAATGAACCCTGGAAGACTAGGCTGCTAAGGAGCGGTTTTCCCTCCTTGCGAATATCTGCGTCGGGTGTGCCTAGAGTTTTTAGTCCCCACATACGGGGAACATAGATTCGTTGAGGAGATTCATAATAAACAGGAAAACTCTCAATGCCCGCAGAATATTCCTGCTGCGCAGCAGGCATAACCGTTAGAGCATTTTTGATTTGTGCTAATTCACCGTGGCTTAAAGCATCCTTCGGTATTGAATACCCGCGGTGAGATAAAACACGTTTTCCTTCTAGTTTCTCGAGTTTGATTTGTTTCATAAATTCAGGTATTCTTATCCGCGACATTGTGTCTCTATCCTCTTCAAGTTTTAAATCTGCTTCTAAAAAGTCTCAGTAAGATATAGAGAATCATGCAGAAATGGGAAGTTGGATCATTGGTAGTCCTAGCCATCCTTGTTGCTGTTGTAAGCACTACTCAAACTTTATCTGCTCCTCTTGTGGAACTCTTTGATTCCCTTTTTGTCCAAATTTTAGCCGTCTTTGCCTGTGTTGGCGTTGCGTCCGTTTCACCCACGGTTGGAATAGCAATGGCTGTTGCTTTTGCTCTTTTATTTGTTCTCCGAAATAATAGTCATGTTCAAGCAAAAATTATGAAGGTTGAAGAAGAGCCGGCTTATGCAGCAACATATTCACCTCCTACCAGTGTGGAGAGCGATTCTGTTCAAGTTGAACTACGAAACAAGGATATAACAAAGACGGAGGAGCAACCTGAAGGTCAATATCCCTTGGATGAAGTTCGTCCTACAGAAACCGCTACCCTCAGACCATATGAGTATGCTCCCCAAGAAGATACTGGGTCAAATGACTTTAGCCTTCACGGCCAAAGCATTGATGAGAAGGGAATGATTCCTCCTTCCATTAAGCCTTGGTTCGCTCAACAGAGTTGAGCATCCACCCCCTTGCGAATCTATCACATACAGCGGGTTCGCTCAACCCACTCAACGTGTAATTGAATTATAAATATTCCTGGCCGCTTTTTTATAGGTTTAAAATAGGAATGCCCCTTTGGAGTTATTTGCCACAATATTTTCGCCTATTTGGCCTCTTTGAGCCAAAAAAGGAAAGCACAGAAGTATTTTATAAAGATTCAGATCAATGCGCTTCATTGCGGGATGCTCTTAACCAGCGAAAAGGCAAGAAGGATAATCTAGAGCGTTTCTTAAAAGATTGCTGCGCATATCGCTTTTGGTGGAATCGCATAACAGATGCGGATAAACTCCGTAAGAAACTCTATAAAGTTTTAACATTTACACACATCGGGGAGAAAGGTTCTGAGTATGCGGGAAAAGATCAGATTATGAAGTATGTTGATACATCACTTGAACATCTAAAAACACTTATAGATGCGGAAGGTCCTGAATCACCTCGTTTAGAAGAATTAAATGACAGTTTATCAGCGTGGTGTATTGAGGCACGTTTAGTGGAGTTTTTGGGCAAAATCAATCAAGATGCTGAAACGGCTACATTTAATAATGAGGGTGCAATTCAGTATAAAACCCAGTTTTCTGAGCAGTTGGCCGCATTGCTTCTAACACAGGACTTTTATGACCAGTATCTAGCAAACTGGAGCAGAGAATCAGCATCAAATGCGGCAGAAGGAGCAGCGGCGGCTGGAGCAACTAAATTACTAGAAGGTGTTTCCGCTTTATCCGCAAAAACAAGAAATAATAAAGATTATGTTGGATTTATCTTGAGCAAACTAGCAGAAGTAGTTGCCGAAAAGGAATCTGCTGGAAACACTGCTATTGATGATTTATTGATGATGGGAATTGAAGCCGATATTGCTTCATTACACGATATGTACAAGAAGGGTTATCTCAAAATTCCTGAATTTTATTTTGCTGGAGCACCTTCTGAGAAAACGGTTCTTATACAAAGTGTTTTATCCTTCTTTGAAATCAGTGATGAACAGAAACAGGCTTTACAAGTAAATTTAGAGAAGTTTTCATCAGAGCAATTGAAGAATAAGATGACACAGTTAAGAGAAAAAGTAAGAAAAGTAAAAGCACGGACAGCACGGTCACTGCGATCACGCCAATCTCATAGAACAAGAAAGAACTAATTTACTCGGATATACATATTTCTAGCAGTCCTACTGCGGAAAATAAGTATTATTTAGAATTAAAAACTTGTTAAAAGCCAGCCAAATCCACTCTTTGCGGCGTCTCAGTTTTCTGGACATTCACCTTATCATAAATTTCGCAATTGCCTATCCAGCGTCTAAAATCCTTGGTTCTATATTTGCCAAAGCGACGGAGTTCATTGAGTACATTTCGCGGAATACACATGGGAGCAGTTTTGCTAAGAGGAAGAACAGTGGACATACATAGTGGGACAGTTAATGATTCAATTTCACCCTCCGTTGCTCTTAAGATTGTCTGTCTCATTCCAGCAGGACATGTTGCGGCCTCTGCAAAACGTTCAAGGCCACATGAATTAGATTGCTCAAATGGATTCTGGTCATCTCGTAAGACTACGCAGGATTTTGAATCACCGGGACATTTCTGAGGAGCGGCCGAAGTAGGAGCCGCCGCGCAGCAGAAGCCTGTAATACCATCCGATGTTGCTCTATAGGGTTTATTACGTGTACAGTTTTCAGCTGCTAGTTCTGACAAGAGTTGCTGCATCATTGACCCGCAGAACTGAATTTTTTGACCAAATTCGTCATTCATTTCACCTCCCAGTGAACAAACATGCGGAATTTTGCTATTGTCTTTCCTAGGATAGCAGCGTCCTTCGGTATTATCAATGCGACCCCGGCAGCAGATGGAGCGACCATCGCGGTCTGTTAGAAACTTAAAACCGGGCGGGCAGAGTGGTGCTATACTGCCTTCTGTAACTGGTTTAGCATTTCGTGTTTGGCTCATTGTTAAGAATGATTCCTCAAGCATAGCAGGAAGCCGACTGTATTTGAAAGCAATGAAAAAAACAATAAGTGCCGCAACAAGTAATAATAAAAGTATTGTCTTCATAAGACTCCTATGTTATCCGATGATTTTTTAAGTACGATAACAAACAGAAAGAAGACCCCATATAATACCTCCGGCTAATACAACACCTCCAATTGTAATTCCAACAGGTGCGGCTAGGATATCTTCAAAATCACCTGGTTGAAGACCTGTACTAGGTGCCGGTTCTCCCGCCACTCCTACATCATCCTGTAGTTTCTTAGGACCATAGAGTTCATCCGCTAAGAATACTCGGCGGGCTTTCTCATCCACAACAATTTTATCACCGCGAATATCTTTCTTCGGGTCAATCGGTCGGCATTTCATTGAGTCCATGGATTTAATTCCAGCAGGAAGATCCGCCGGCGCATCAGTGGAAGATCCTACACGAAGACCGGGTGTTTTGTATAAGGCACAAAAGCGTCGAAGATCAACTATATTAATAGGGTCAGAAGGTGGCTCCATCTCAATTACCCGATTAGCAGCCTTCAATCTTTCCACATCTTTTGCTCGGATGTTTGCCGGTGTTTGGAGAAAAATATATTGAATCGCATATGAGTCAGGAAGACATTGCGCATCAGGATTAGGGAGCCCATATCCCCGATTCTTCAAATCCTTACCCTTGTAAAGTATTGTAGGTGTTCTATCTGTAATAATACTTGTTAAGGCAGGAAGATAGCCTGCTCTAAGAGAAGCATCACGATTTAGAAATTCAAAATAATTAACACCCTTTCCAGTTCCAATCTTAATAGGAATAATCAAGCAGATATCATCGCGAATTTGCTGGAGACGTTTAGCGGGTTTAGGATTCCGAAAATAGACATGAATTTCACCGACTGGTAGAGTCTCAGTGCCTGGTTGCCGGTGCATTCCAGGAAAATGTAAAACAGTATCTGAAATATTAAATGTCTGTCGTTCAAAAATAAGAGAAATTTGTGGGTTTTCTTCAATAAGTTGACCATCACGGGCTGCTCTTTCTAGTACTCGTCCCGGACCAGGTGTAGTTCCAACAATGCGAATTTCAGATATCTTATATTCAGGTATGTCATCCACCTTCAATAATTTCGGAAATTGAAAAGGCGTCTGTGTACAACTTAAACTATTAAATGGAAATACCTTACCAGACATTTATCCCTAACCTGTAAAAGGATTATAAACTAGCGATTTTTGCCTATAGATATTGGCTTTAAATGTCTGTCCCTGTGCGGGAACACTGACTTCATCGCCATCATAGATTTCATCGCAACCATTATCATCGTCACAGTCCCGATTTTTGTATTGAATGGGGACTTGGACAGGATTGAGTCCATCTGTGCGTGTGTAATAATTCCATTTATTACGACTTGCCATAGTTCGGCGTCCATATAGGGGCACAAGTGTACGCTCGGGATTAGAAGAAAGAGCAGAGCCACCCGGTGTTACGAGCAGACCAACTTGCTGGAAACTTTCGGCGTATCCCTGTGTGGGGAAATTGAAAACAGAGCCAGCTGTGTTAAAATCGGGGGGTGGCTGATATTGACGCTCGGGTGCAGGAGGGACATTTGAACTAGAACCACGGGGGAGCCATTGTGTAGAAGGAGCGGATTTTCCAGCAGAACCAGAGCCGGATGAACCGCTAGGCATTTCCAATTTGATGTTAATATCTCCGCGGCTTTGAAAAGCAAGATAGATGAAAATACCGCAGATTATGATTGAACCTGCTAGAATCAACAATAATGTTGTCTGTGATAACTGAAACCCACCTGACTGCTCCACTGAGTGAAGGGCACCGCCACGTTGTTTAATTTTTCGTGCTTTAACCATCCTACATATTGTGGAGGTTTATGAAGAGGTTGGGTCAGAGCCAAAGAAACTCTTAAATGTCTTCATGATTTCCTTGCCATCGCTGACAAGCGGCTTGAGATTATTTAGATTCGCCATTAAGTCTTTTTGAACGGAGATCAATTTCTGTGTGTCCGTTGTTAAAGCCGCAACCTGCTCGGGCTTCAGTTGATTGTACGCCTTCATGAATGTGGAACCCGCATCCATGTGATGTTTGCCGTCTTCTTTCTCGGAAGGTAGGCGATATTTCTTTGTTGGTTTCTTTTCTTTGGGTTTGGTGCCCAAGAACTTTGCGCTTAGCGCATCTATGTCAGATGGAGCAGGTTCGGACTCATTCCCCATCGGTTCTTCGGTTTTCTCATCCTCTTCTATTTCTTCTTCTATTTCCTCCTTGAAGTCCTCTTTAGCACTTTCACCTTCGGGGGGTGAAGTGGGCGCCACAAGGGACGTCTCTGTAGTGGATTCAACTAAAGGAGCCGTGTCTTCAAAGTTTTCATAAACGCGGCGGCCGCGAAAACGTCTAGGGACGAAAATCATGGCAATTAGGACTGAAATCAGAATACGAAGTCCAAGACTTACTCCCCGCACAGTTGATAGAGTCAAGTATGCTAGTAAGCCAAGGATAATGGGTAGAACATTAGAAGCAGCAGCGGATCTAGCAATAGGAATAACAGCCACGAGCAAAATAACCAAGACGGCCACTTCACTTAACTTATAGCCAAAAAAACCGGACATTTCCCTATTATACGCCTATAATATCTGATAGAAGTTGATAGCCCGCAAATAATAGACCCGCAATCAAGGAAAGTAGCACCAGTCCCACCATAGAGAGTTCGGAGCCAGCACGAAACGCCCAGGGTGCGTACTGCATGATGGATGTGTGAAAGAGGGGTAGATTAAGAAGAAAGAAAAGAGCGGCAACAACAATGGGAGCGCGGATACGATCAGCAATGTATGACCACATATCTCCCTTTTGAGTGGGAGGCATCATCTGAATCTGCGGCATGGAATTCTGTTGCGGAATCTGGCTATATGACCCCATCATTGAAGAGAAATCCTGTGCTGAGGGCATAGAGTTTCCAATCATATGAGCAGTAGCGGGAGAAGGGTCCATTGTGTATTCTTGTGTGGATGTAACAGGCGGTTCTTGAAGAACCAGGCGGGGCGGACCCTGCTGCTGAAAAGCGGCTCCATTTGGTCCTCCGGCACCTCCATCATTCATATCTGCCAGAATCTTACTGACAAGACTTGCATCATTAGTGCCGGGGCCCTCTAACTTGTCTAGAGGTGTGCTTTGAGACATTTATTATAGATAAATATATCAAAGATATTAGAAAAACGCAGACTAATTATCAGAATCTGCGAATGAAACAGTTTTAACAAGTTCTTTCTTATCAGCCGGGCAGACAACGGGTTTTACTTTAAATTCATAACATCCTTCGCCAATTTGATAAACTGTATTTTTAAATTGAACAACATCAGGTCCCCGTATAATAATACATTCCGGGCCTTTACAAAGAGGTCGCATCATTGCGGCTAAACCGAAACCTATAACGCAACTTAGTATAAAAGCGATACGAGGATGTTCCATTAATTCCATTAAATCTAGCATTCCCCTACTTTTATCTTCTATTATAATAGGTTAAGTATGCGATTTTTCAATAAATTACAACTTCTACCACTCATGGTAAGTTTTTTTATCGGATTCTTTATTGTTTATATTCTGAAACCGAGTCCTGTAATTATCTACAAGAATCCCAATTTGGATAATGCTGGTAAGGTGACATATGTTGACCGGAATGATGTTTGTTTTCAGTATATAGTTCAAAAAGTGGACTGTGACAAGAATGAAGATAAAATATCAATCTATCCTTTACAATAATTCGACTGCTAGCTCAGCTGCTCCTACTAGTCCTGCTGATCCTGTTTGCCCTCCACCTGTAGGAGGTGGAGGAGCCATTAAATTAATTTCCCGAGTATCCGACATAGATTCATATTTATAATAAATATTTACGGGAGGTACAGATATATTACCAGAGGGTGGAAGCGGATACTCAAAGTTCTTAACTATACGTTCGCATGATCCTTCCGGTTCGCATTTATCTCCTTTAGGAGCCTTTGGTGCAGCTTCAGCTTCTTTATCATGTAGAGTCTTCTGCGCAATAGCAACACGTTTAGCTGCTTCAATAGAAGGACTAATTCTATAATTTCCTATTGCCTGAGCAAGTTCAACATAGGACTGCTGGAGTGCTTCAATCCGAAGTAAATTCAATTCGGCTTTATCTTCACGTTGTTTATTAAATGCCTGTAAAGAAGTTGCATATTTGTCATGCTCCTCTTTGCTTGCTTTATTACGAAATAGGTCCAATGCTCTATATGAATCTACTAGACGAGGAATTTGTATTTCTTTGACAGTTTCACTCAAATTCTCAGAGTTCTTAACTACTGGAATTCCCTTCTCGTAGTCCATAACAATATTTGAATATCCTTTCCTTGCGACCTTAGCCCAAGTCTTAATATCAACAATTGCTTTCGGATTACCGAATGTACCTAGTTTGCTTTTTGGGGGCATTCTCTCTAATAGAAAATGATTTATTATCTCAGAGATGAGTGACGCAACGGGAAAAATTGTTGGTTCAATGTTTCTTAATGGTATGATTCATACAATTCTTCCTGCTATTGGAATTGCGGCCTATATGAATGTTGCAAAGGAGCCTCTTTTAGAAAGCAATACGGCTTTTTTTACAGTATTATGTGTTATTGTCATAGGTTCATTTATATCAAATCTTATTTCTTTTATGATAGTTCAAAGTTCTGTTTGTGGTAAAGTATTTCAAAGTGAACACCTAGCCACTCTTGCGGGATATAGTGTAATTATATCAATCTTATTTTTTAGTCTATCATGGCATGTTGACTTCATTGGAAATATTATCCGAAACATGCTTCCAGTGACAGAGGAAAATTCTAATGAGTCCGAGACACCAATGAAAAATCAATTTGGTGAATCCATCGTCCATGCATTTTATATGTTCTGGGCGGGGATGTATTCTTCGGCTTCTCTTTCTTGGTTTGCTACAGCGTGCCCTTTGCCTTCAACGGAATCTAAGGCGACTTAAGTTCCTAGTTTGTAGGCGGAGGCGAATCGCCATAATAGACATACATAGGAACTTGATTTCTGCTATACTTCTGGGTATTTAGAACATAATATCCATTACGGGTTTTATTGAGTCCCATGTTTTTACTGACAGGTTCGGGTAAAGTCGGGCCCTCTCCTATTTCGGGTTCTGGTAACTCCACAGGTTCGGGTAAGTCAATCGGTTCAAAATCAGCCGCTTCTGCTTCGGGTATAGTAACCATCATTCGCTGTATGAAACTAGCAACTAAATAACTTAGAAATGCCCAGAGTATAGAAAAAAGCCAAAAGGGCATATTTGTATGATTCGGACCCGGATTTAGAGAGAATTCTTTCCATGTTCCACCAGGATGAAACATAATAGACGGACGAAGATAAAGAACAATTGTTGTCCCAACTAAATAAATAGTTAATGCTAAAAATAATACATGCATGTTCCTGTTTTAACTACAGAAATATGTATATATTTTATTCCTCTATTAGTCCATGTAGACGCTTGTCTCTGCTCGTTCCTGCGCATCTAGATCTTCAACACCATAAGCACGGTTAGCACGTGATTCACCTCCGAATGAGGTAAATCCAAAATCAGCCGGTAAACTTCTACCTTCAGTCAGTTGAGGAGCATCGCGCAGACCCATCTGAATACGCTGATTGCGGTCATGTTCATATAATTCAGCGCTGTAATCTCGGACATTGAATCCCATTGCCCATTTGCCTAGACGGAACTTCTTCTGTAATTTCTCAATTGCTTTATCCTCATCATCCAATCGGTCAAAAATATTAATAACATAGTTTCGTTCTGTTTCAGCACGTTTTAAGAGAATTTCTTCCAATTCTTTTTGGGAAGGCAAACGTGATGTAGAAGCCGTCCGTTCCATATTTTCTGCTATGAAAACCACAACTTCCTTCATTATACTCTCAGGTTCAGGTTTTTGCGCTTCCGTGTCAGTGGGTAAATTTCTATAGAGCGATGAACTGGTATTTGTTATATCCAAGAAGAGGCGAACAAATATAAATCGTAAAATATATTGTCCTTCCATTTCTGTAAATCCGAGCAGAGGATCTTCAAAGATGAGTGTTTTCCATTTTCTCATCCAAAGACCTATTTCACGACCAAGCCGATTACAGACTTCCCGCATTTCAAGTGAACCGCCATTAATTAACTCGGTATGTTGTGTCATAATTTCATTAAGTAGTACTTTATGCTCAGGTGCAATTTTCATCCAGGGTTTAACGTCTTTTAGAGACATCTTGTCTTCTTTTCCAGGTCGTTTGATTATAGCAGCGTGCGAATATAGAACTTCTGTGCCTTTTCTATCTTTGATTTCTCGTAGTGATGTAACGCTGGAAATCATATGAGCACGGGCTTTCTGAAGAAGCGGTGATACAAGAGCCGACGCAATAGAATCATGTCCAGTGCCGAAAGGGTTCTGTGTAATAATATCCAGATTATTGAGAAATCCAGCAGCAACTGCTTGTGCCCGAGTTTTCCGAGTTGCGGAGGCTGCCACTCTGCCACGTAAAGTTTCCTTTGCTAAGTCATATCGGGTTACAAAATTACCCCATGCCTCCGCACGAGCAATAGGTCTGCTGGCCGTCTTAGAATCAGATAGACCTTTGAGGATAACACCAACTTCCTGCCACATTCCAGCATCATCAACCATCACAGGTGTGTCAATCCATTGTTGAATATTCTTAAGAAGTTCCGGTTCATCCGGTTTTACAAAAGAAGCCTGTGATCGCAAATCGCGACGAGCAGCAAGAATCTTCTCAAACTCCGCTTCACTATAATCTACATTCTGATTATCTAAAGCGGGCTTGCCCTCTTTCTCGGGGTCAATAATATCGGGACTGACTGGGAATTGAAATCCACAGTTCTTACAGGCATTACCGTATCCTATCTTGTGGGGCGAGCCAATGCTAGGTCCCTTGTAGCAGTTACGAAGGAAAAGTTTGTATAAAATATTTTTAGGGATTTCAACTTTGAGCACGGGGATTTCCCGAGGAGTCCACGGTGTCCAAATGTGTGTTCCAGCAGGTGTTGATGTAGGTGTACGGAGTTCAATTGTGCGGAGGGCCAATGCTAGACGACGAGCTTCCTCTTCAAGTGGCACGAGACCCAATACTTGTAAGGCACCACGTTTTATATCCTTTAGCGATATGGGCGATGAAAAACTATCACTGCGGTCGGAGCCATACACAATCATTCCATCCTTTTCGGCTTTCTTATAGGAATCCAACTTAAGTTGACTATAGATTACTGCTAGACGATACAGAAGATTCTTGCGGGGTCCATCTGTTCCAGCAATATTCATTGCAGCGATTGCTTGATTGGGGTCGGCTGATGTAGGTTCATTCACCACATTTTGCGGGAATTGAACAAATGGCTCGGGCATAAATCCGGTGGGTAAAGTGTCCTTTGCAGAAGCACGTTCTTTGCGCTGCTCTAACTTCAGACTTTCAACGCGTTTTCTTATTGCTGTGCGGATTTCACCGCTGATATAGAGTTGAGTTCCCGACTTTGATGATCCTAGCAAGAGATTTGTCATTGTTACAATTATTTTCTTGATTGTATCTTGGCGTTTTACAAGATCAGATAACAGACTCCATGATGTAGATGACCATGGATCTTCGCGGCGTTGAATGGAAGCCACGCAGCAGGCAACATAATCTAAAGCACCACTTCCCACTTCATCCGGATTCATTCCTTCAGTTGGAAATCCTTGGATAGAAAAACGACATTGTGTGAACGGATATTTTATTATGATGGATGGAGAAGCCGTTTGAAGTTCAATTACAAATAATGAAGCAATAACACCGATACGCTGATTGCGACTATATTCTTCATAGGAGGGTAGGACTCCGCGGGTTCCTCTTGTTTTTATTGCTTGAATCTGCTGGTCATATTGTTCGCGGGGTGGAACTTTCTCCTTCAAATAGACTTGAGCATAATGAATCATACGGTCCATAATTTCCTTGGAAATATCTGTCGCGCCCGCGCGTTCACTGATGACTTTAATGATTTGATAGAGCTTAGTTTCATCCTCCGTTGGATACTCAACAACTTCCTTGCGACTTACAATTTCTGTCAAATCCAATGCCTTTCTTTCTGTATCGGAGATAACAGCACGACCTGAAATAGGTCGGCCTTCATCGTCAAATTCTATATGCGTGTCGTATTCAATCTCTTGAATGGGAATGCCGCAATTCTTGCAGGTATAATGTCCTTCAAAAACAGGTCCGCCAAATTCAATTAATAATTTCTTATGGAGGGATAATGCGCGACCGGGGTGAAGAACCTCATTAAGTGTCATAATCTCATGGACGCACACCAATTCTTTCTTACATTCTTGGCACATAATCCAATTTCCTTCACGAGGGCCTTGAAACTTGGAAAGGAATTCCTTGAATAACTCAATAAAGATGGAATGGTCGCGACCGCGATTCATAGAACGCCGAACTGCTACAAGAAAGCGAACATGTTCACATGAATTAATTTGAGGTTTAGAACCGGCGCGTTTTGCTTCATTTGCGGCTATAGTATTACGATTCTGCTCGGAGAGAATAATATCTTCCAACTTTGACTTGAGGAATTGCGGGTCAAAGACTGGTTCGCGGCCTTCAAGTTGTGTTAGAATTGTGGCATATTGAATAAAAGCTTCGCTGCCGAATCCCTTCTCAAATTCGGCCATGATAACCTGTGGATTATTTCTCAAGGTTGTTTCTTTGTCATTCAGATTCTTAATTAGAATATTTAAGAAAACATCTTCAAGGATACGCTTATTGAGCGTATTAGGATGCTCAATGATGGGTTTGTAAGATTCACCTTCAGTTACACCCTCTGCTAGTTTCTTAGTAATACGCTGCCTTGATGCGCCACTTGCTTGAATCCATAGTTTCATGTTTTGGTCAATAAACTTCCATATTTCATCTTGAAGTTTCTTAGGATAGTCGCTGCGATTAGGAACAAAAGCATCAAGAGCAACAGCCAAAAGAGGAGAAGCAGGGGAGAATCCATGAATCGGTGAAATTGTACGATAGAGATTATTACGAATCCAGATTTCCCAGAACTCGGGTGTTGCGGCGGCCACTTGTTCCTTCGTAAGCATCAATGAATGTGACTGCGCATTAGCATCTGTCACAGCAACGGGATCTAATTCGGATAATTTCTTAACTCTATAGTCCCGCTGATAGTCCGCAATCTGAATACGTGTCATAATAGAAGGAATATTTACAAGTGTGCGCGCATGAAGAATTGACGGTGTATCTAGAATGACATATCCTGTTGTAATAACTTGATCCGCGGGTTGTGATACAGTTCCAGCAGGGACTAATTTATGACTTGCGGCTCGCATTGCAGGAAGAAATCGAGATGTTTGAGCCTTTAGTGAAGTTAAAAATTCGCTAGTTAGAGGTATAATTGACTTTCCAAATGAATGTGCAAAAGAACTGGCATATCCACTAGGAAGCCCTTTCTCAAAACCAGACCGTATGCTGCCAGGTTCAGGTGCGATATATCCTTCTTGTTCATATGTAATAATATCTCTAGTGGCGCCTTCAGTCATCAAAGAGCCGGGTGTTGTCCGCGCTAATTGAAAGACTGAATCTAAATAACTATAAAAAGCAATTCCATTAGTTGCCATTTCGCCATTTTCATATAATTCATGACGTCTATCATCTTCATATTCAACGTCCATGATGTATTTAAAAAGTATATTCTGAGATGGGCTTATTTCACGCTTATCCAAATAGAGTGTCCTCTTAACATCATAGATGGGAACACATGCTGGAATATAGGAAGTGTTAACCTCATTCGTTACATCTCCTAGTGTTTCAAATGTTGACTTTTGAATTCCAACAGGGCGATTAGCCACATTTAATTTAACTGTGGACTGCTTGAGTGCTAGCAAATATTCAGTATGTTGGCTGACTTCACGAAGGGCTTTTACATTTTTTTGTTTGTCGGGGGTTAAATCCATTATGAAATCATTGTACATATCTTGGCGCTGGATTGCGTCGGGGTAAAAACGTTCCGCAGAAGGGATTTCTTCAATAACTGCTGTTGGCATGATTTCACGCAGTAGTTGTTCAATACTTTCAAATTGAAAGATTTCTGCTTTTTCTTCTTGTTGCTGCTCCATCATCTGCTCATCGGAGGCCTCTTCACTAGTATTTTCTGTGGCAGTAGGAACAATAATTGCTATACCTGTGGAGGGATCGGGTCCCATACAACCGAAATCTAAACGGATACCATTTGTTAGAATCAGGGCATCCTCCGAATCAGTCGCAATTAATTCACTGATAACACCACTTGTCTCCTTTGTTTCAGGGTTGATAACAGCAGGTGTGCCATCTAAGCCAAAGAATTCGACCGTTTCACCGGGTTGTGCGCCAATCATAGCTGAGAAATGATAATATTCTGATTTTTCGTGAATATGAACTAGCCACACCTCATTCTCTTCCTTAAATTCACCATTTGTATCTAGCAAGTATTCTTTGCCTGTTGTTCGGCTGTCTTTATCTTTGATTCGGATTCGTTCAGCATTAATAAAGATGATTCTACCTGTAAACGTAGGGTCTTCATTCGTATAGATTGAGACTAAATCTCCTAATTCTAAATCGGTTGCAGAGACATCAGACTCCATCTGTCCTATGATAGGCATGGGTTCTTTTCTCTGTCCGCTAAACCGCAAAAAAAATTTGAATGCCATTGCAGCCGGGATAAGTGGGGCACCCGTGTAGAGTATAGTAATAAAAATGTTTTCCGATTTTAGTAATTTCTTCAATGATATCGCAATCAAGTTTGGCGCGGACGGCGCTGAGGCACTCTTTACTCATCTAGAGTCACCGGAGGGAGGATCTCTTAAGGTGATTCGTAGTAAGGAGCACACACATCTGGCCATTATCCGTTATGTGAAGGGCGTTTCGGATATGACGCACACAAATACCCATTATTTCCGGTCTGTTGTTTGGAACACGGAGTCAAATAGGCCGGTATCATTTAGTCCTTTCCGCTCAGTTCCTCTTGAGGCTAGCACGTTCATCTCTAAGGACGGCCTCGTCGTAGAGGACTTTTGGGATGGAACAATGATTAACCTCTTCTATGACACCAAGATCTCTCAGTGGATTATTGCAACCCGCTCAAACATTGGAGGAAACTGCCGCTTCTATGGACCGCAGACCTTCTATCGTCTCTTCTGGGACACCTTTGCGGCACAGAATCTGACGGCTGCAATGCTTGACACCAATCTTTGTTATTCTTGGGTTCTTCAGCATCCTAGCAACCGGATTGTAGTTCCTGTGCCTATCCCCATGCTCCGACTCATTCAGGTTGTCAAGGTGGGTCCAACTCCCGCAGATTTGGATTTCGCACTCCCTGTTTCCGAGTATCCTGCACTCATGAATCTGCTAAGTCGTCGTATCCCTCTTGCGGACACTGCTGTGACAATTCCCACGATGGAGAACATGATTGCTGTGAACAATACAGTCTATTGTCAGGGTTATGTGATTAAGGATACGGTAACGGGTCAGCGTTGGAAGATTCGCACCCCCGCCTACAAGATGCTTCATGAGTTGCGTGGAAATACGCCGCGACTGGACTTCAAGTGGCTAGATCTCCGGCAGAAGGGCAGTCTAAATGCTTACATGCATCATTTCCCTGAGGACAAGGAGGCCTTTGATGCTCTATGGGCACGACTCAAGGTACAGACACGGACTCTCTACCAGACCTATTGTGATGTCTTCAAGGCACGCAGTCTTCCTAGCAGGGATGCGCCCAAGTATCTGCGTCGGCTCCTTTATGATATGCAGGACCACTACCTCAATCGTCTGCGACCGGCTCAGCTTACACTAACTTGGGCGGAGTGTACTGCATGGGTTAATTCTCAGGACATTCCCCGTCAGCTCTTCCTAGCAAACTATCTGTGGCTCCAGCAGACCAAGTCCGCTGCTTCTGCGTATCCATATGAGCCAACGGATGACAACTTGGTTTCTCCTCCTCCTGCCACTTCTGTGGAGGCTGTGGTAATGCCATCTGTCGCAACACCTGAGGTTATTGCCGTCTAAATACTTCTTATTACAAAGTAATGTGTGGAATTTGGTGCTACTTTGGCTTAACAAAGAACGCCGATACGGCAACCTGCGAAGAATGTGTAAAAAAACTTTTGCCGAGAGGCCCAGAATATATGAGCGTGGTTGATATAGATCAATGTATTTTTGGTTTTACTCGTTTGGCTATTAATGGACTAACTCCTGCTGGAAATCAGCCGATGAAATCTCCCGGTGGTGACTGGCGTGTCATCTGCAACGGTGAAATCTTCAACTACAGGGAACTGGCCGCCAAATTTGAGATTCCAGCAGACTATCTCGGCTCTGATTGCTATGTAATCCCGTGGCTTTTGGAGCGTTTGTCATGTCGCGATGTTTGCCGTCTGTTGGATGGTGTTTTTGCTTTTGCAGCCTATCATATTCCCTCTGAGACACTTCATGTAGGTCGTGATTCATTTGGCGTTCGTCCTCTTTTTGTGGGTCGTTTAGCAGGTGGTGCCTACTGCTTCTCCTCGGAAGTTAAGGGACTAGTGCCCCTTGGCACAGCAGTAAAAGACATCAGCATTTTCCCTCCCTCTTCCTATGGTATATTCAAGTTGGGCTACGAACCCATTGTAAAGCCGTGGACAGCCCTCACTTGGCACAAACAGCAATTCCTTGCAAATACTGATGAATGTGCCGGAGACTTGCAGGTATGGATTCGTCTGTACTTAGTTGCCGCTGTAGAGAAGCGGATGCTTTCAGATAGACCAGTCGGCGCTCTTCTCTCGGGCGGACTTGATAGTAGTTTAGTTGCGGCTCTAGCAGCGAAGATTCTTGCCGAAGCGGGCCAACAACTTCATACCTTTTCCATTGGTCTTGGCGTGGACACACCGGATTTGGTTGCTGCGAGGAAAGTGGCGGCTCATATTGGCTCAGTACATCATGAAATTGTATTGTCTCCCGCAGAGTTTCTAGCAGCGGTAGAGCCTACGATTCGTGCTGTGGAAACCTATGATATTACAAGTGTTCGGGCTTCCACGGGAAATTGGCTGCTAGGAAAGTGGATTAAGGAGAATACAGATATCAAGGTTGTGTTAAATGGGGACGGTAGCGATGAACTCTTCGGTGGATATCTTTATTTCTATCGCGCACCCAATGAACAAGCCTTTGAGAATGAGATTGAGCGGCTTTTAGGGGAAATTCACTGCTATGATGTATTACGTTCTGAGCGTTCTATGGCGGCCCATGGGCTTGAGTCGCGCACACCCTTCTTGGACCGGCAGCTTGTAGATTATGTTCGTAGGTTGCCGACGAGTATGTTTATGTCTACGACCGAAAGGCCCGAAAAATGGATGCTCCGCAAAGCCTTTGAAGGCACTGGTTTGCTACCTGATGAGATTCTGTGGCGCCGAAAGGAGGCATTCAGCGACGGTGTTTCTAGCAAAGAGAATTCATGGTTTCAAATGCTGCAGGCAGCCGCTTCTCAGTTTGCTGGGAAAGAGCAGGAATACAAGCATAATCCACCCAAGACGGATGAAGCCCGCTGGTATAGACGTGTATACGAAGATGCCTACGGTTCTGCTGCAGCAATTCTAATACCGCATATGTGGATGCCTCAATGGTCACCTGAAACAACTGATCCTTCTGCTCGGACGCTCGGTTTGTATGAGGCAAATAAGTAAACAAATAGTCTGAGTAATCAACAGGAGATGGCTGTGCCAGATTTATTTAAAATTGTTGCTCGTGGTCTTCAAGATGAAAGACTTCAGCCGGGATCAAAAGGAACTCCATCAATTGACCGATACATAAATGTGTATAAATCTACAACACGTTGGGCAGCACAGTTTATCCGCGTGGATTTTGATAATTTGCCCGATTTTGGAGTTCAAGCGTCTGTTACTATTCCGCGCCGAGCAAATTTCATACATCGTGTTTTTCTAGTAGTTACACTACCCGATATTTATTCAGTACAGAATCGGGCTGCTATTGCTGCAGGTGATGCTTCCATTTTTACACGTAATAAATTCCTTGGACCAACATTCGGCTGGACAAATAGTGTGGGTCATGCTATTATACAAAGTATTACGCTAGAAATCGGTGGCGTTGCCGTCGCAACATTAGATGGTCGTCTGCTAGAAGTACTGGATGAACTCTATGAGCCGGCTGAAAAATTACCTGTTAAAAATCAACTTATTGGTCGTGTTGAGAATTACACAGCATTTTCTCTTTTAGCCTTGGAGCCACTAACAGTTCGTGTACCGCTTCCCTTTTGGTTTACACAGAATCTAGCACAGAGTTTGCCGATTGAAGCCCTTTCAGTAGATACAGTTCGCTGTCAGGTAAAATTCGCAGGTGTCGAAAATCTCTACTATACTACGGCTCGGATGAATGAACTTAACACCGATTATGTGGAAAAGGCGTGTAATCCACCTGGATTTATGCCCGCATTACAAGGAGCAACTTTTTATCAACAGGATGATGCGTCCCCTACAAAAATATATGGTGCCAGTGAACTTACTCCTTTCTATGGCGTAAATGGCCGCACAATACCTGGTATAGCAGTTCCCGATAAACTCCATTTTCAAGACGCATACTTGCTAGTGGAATATATCTCAGTGGATGACTATGAAGCCGTTAATTTACGAAAGTCGGATTTAGAGTATAAAGTTCCACTTTATAATTCACTGGGTGTGCAAAAT